GGCGCTGTCCAGTGGTATCCCGCGCTTTACCAGACCGTCGCGTACCGCTGCGGCGCGAGTCAGGTCGTCCGCCGTCTCGGTCGTGCTATCGCCGCTGGCCGATCCTCCGCTGCCTGCTCCCGTGTTCCCGTACGTCAGCGGCGCGGTCGCCGCCTTCAACGCGTCCGTCACACCAGGAGCCGTGACGAAACCGCCCTGAACTTGCTCCGGCACGGTCATGCCGCGTTGCACGAGCGACTGTGTCACGGCGTGGCCGGGATAGGTGGGCGGGGCCTGCCGCGCGAAGCCCTGGCGTTGGAGATCCGCCACGATGCCGGGATAGGCCTGCGCCGCGTCCGCCTCTGACATGCCGAGCAACGGCGCCGCCGCGCGCGCGACCACCGACATATCGTTCATGCCGATCGTCTGGCGGCCCTGGATGGTTTCGTTGACCGCCTTATCCACCGCCGCCGGGTTGTACAGCACGTTGGGCGTAGGGTCCGTGACGGTCCATGGCGTGAACTGGGGCATCGCTTACCTCCCGCCGTGTGTCAGACCATCCATGTGCCCGAGTCCACGAAGCCCCCGCCGCCACCACCGCCGGGACTCAGCGCATTCGTGTATGACGAAGTGTTCATCCCGCTGCCGATCGCGTTACCGACCGTCTTCGCGATATTGCCGTAAATGCTGGACAGCGCGCTGCCCTGGCTCAGGTCGGTCTGCGCGATGCCCTGCCCGGCCGTCTGGCTCGCCGTTGCCTGGCCGCTGGCGGCAGTTTCGCCGAGCTTCGAAAGATCGAACAGGCGGTTGTAATAGTTGCTGAACTCCTGATCAGCCAAACCCGTGCCGAACGTCTGCTCCGCCTTCAGCGTGGCACCCGAGCGCAGCATGCCGCTCGCCGCCGCGCCCGCGTCCACCGCCCGCAGACCCTGGTCGAGCGAGAACTGATAGCCGGGCGAGGTCTGGAACCTGTTGCGCGCGGCGGTCGCCGCGTCCGGCCCGTTCAGCCCCAGGATATCGGCCGAGGCGGTGTTCGCCGTGCCCCCCGTGCCGACCCACGGCGCGAGATCCATGCGCGCCTGGTCGCGGGCCTCCTGTTGCGCGGCCCTCGCGTCACTCGATGCTTTGTCCACCGCCGATTTTTGCAGGAGCGAACCAGCGACCCCCACGGCGGCCGAAGCGGCGATACCCCACGGCATGGCTCAGTCCTCCAGTTCCAGGTGATGTTCGGCGGCGATCGGCGGCTCACCATCCGGGTCGGCATGGTCGGCGTTGTGGATGCAGGCGAACTCGCACGGCGTCAGCGTGTGGAACTCGTGCATCCGCAACGCCGGGATTTTGAGCGTCGCGGGCGCGGTGAAATCGCCCATCAGTTCACCATCGGACAAAACGCGGACTGAACCTCGCAACAATGCCGTGATGTGATTCCATTTGTGCGCGTGCTGCGGAATGATCGTGCCGGCGTCCGGGACCGACCACACCCGGTAGTAGATGCCGCCGAAGATCGTCAGGCTGATCGTGTAAGGTTGGTTCTCAGCGCGTTTCATTCCGTTCTCATACTGACTATCAGGGTTATCCTGTCCGTTTCGCCATCATTGACGGTCGAATGCGTTTTGAGATTATCGAACAGCCAGCATTCTCCGACGTTCATCGTCACGCACTCATCCTCGCACGTGCTGTAGCACTTTGGGTTCGTTGCGAGAGGCAGATACGCTTTCGTTTGAAAAAAAGTAGGGTGCCAGCGCCCTCGGTCGTCATGCGGCGCCACCTGACGGCCCGGCGGGACACGCGTGATCAAAACGCCCCCAAGTTGCACCGCCTCGCAGCGCGACATAAGCCCGAACACGATTGGACGCAGATGCGGCAACGCGTGCCACGCGGGGTAGAAAGCGGGGATAAACGGTTCGTTGAACGCCTCGGGCGTCGTCAGTTCTTCGTAGGCGCGAAATCTGACCCAGATGTCGCTGGTACCCTCGAATGATCCGGCGCCGCCCGTGCGTGCCGCGTTCTGATCCCACAACTCCGGTTGCCGGTAGAGATCCAGCGCCAGCGGCAGCACCTCCACCCCCGAGGCTATCTTGAGGAAGTGCCTCATCCGACCGCCACCCAGGTGTAGGCGGTGGTCGCGATCGGCGCCGTCGCGGTAAAGCCCACGGCATTAGCGACAACAGCCGTGATGGCGACCAGCGTCTTCGCCGCGTCGTAGAGCGAGATGATGGGCGCCCGCGTGAACGGTGGATCGAACGTCCCCGTGATCACGGCCGAGCCGTCCGATATCACCTCGCCGGTCCTGGTCGAGCCCGCGTTGCCGGTCGCCTGCCGGTCGGCGAGCGCCTGAAGCCACTGCGCCCAGACCGGCCTGATGATGCCGGCCTCATCCAGCATCGGCTCCTGGACGGGCGGCTCCAGCCGCGTCGGCGATGTCATGGTCGCGGACATCAGTGCGCTCCCGGCGTGATATCGGCATCGACGGCATAAAGCCGCGTCAACCCGTGCGTTGTAAGCCGGAAAACACGCTCGCGAAACGAGCCGAGCCGCGTGGTGAACACCCGATGGCGGTAATCGCCGGCAACGCCGGCCGACATGGTGCGCCCCGCGTTGTAGGTGCGCCCGCCGTCGTCGGACCACGCCAGCAGCACCGGTCCCGGCGTTTGCGCGCCGCCGACCTCCATCTCCACCTCGACCCGGCTGCAGAACGCGCGGGCGCCCCGGACGCTGCTGACGACCAGAGGCGGCAACGTCGCCTGCCGGATGACCGCCACGCCCGCGTCGTTCGCCTGCATCGCCAGCGTGTAGAGTTGCCCGGAGGCGCGGTCGCCGAACAAATGGAGCGAGTTGTTGTCGGTGGCGGCGGTGTTCGCCCGCCATGGCCCGGAGCCGTTGGAGCTGGTCGATCGTTCGTGCCACGCGCCGGTCCCGATGTCATAAACGAGCGTCCGGTTGTCCGCCGTGGTCAGGCAATAGAACGGGTGCCCGCGATAAGAATGCGTCAGCCCGACGAGGCCGATCGACTGCACGCCGACAATCGCTTCGATCGCGTGCGTGGAAACCCGTTTTGGCGTGTAACCGTTCGCTCGGTAGACGATGCCGTCGAGCCCCAGCCACCACACCGAACTGTCGGCCCGGCAGACCGATTGCGGCGAGCCGGTGCCACCGTTGATCACCCCACCGGTCACGCGCCGGAACGGAAAATCCGCGTTGCCGCTGTCATACCAGACCTCGAAACCGTTCTCGCCGATCGTCCAGACCTGACCGCGATGCGCGATCACCCGGCGGATGATATTCGGTGTCGCATCGGAAAATACGAAGTCCAGGGCGTCGAAATCGGACGGGTTGAGCAGCCGCGAAATGAACCACTTCGCCGTGTCGCCCGTTGAGGAAAACGCGAAATACCCATCGACGTAACAAACAGACGACGCGCCGGGGAAGTCGGGGTCGGTGATCTGGTTCAGCGGATCGCCGGGGAAGTGCCCGCATGTCCAGGCATTGGGCGCCACGCAGACCACCGCCGCCGTTGGCCCCGCCGCGATCGTCGGGAAGGAGTTCCAGGGCGACGAGCCGGCGTTGGCGGTGCCGACGTCCCCGAGCATCTCCACGGCCGGCGCGCCGCCCGGAAACCGCACGCGGTAGAACTTCGTTCCGCTGACGACATAGACGACGCCGACCATGTCGTCGTTCATCGCCAGGATCGGCCCGGTGCCGACCACGAGATACGGCACCAGGGCCGGCGTCGAGACCAGCGCGGCGGCGGTGAGCGCGTCGGCCGGCTGCTGCTCACTCATCAGGTTGATGAGGCGCTTGGAGACCAACGGCAGACTTGGATGTTCATAGCTCTCCAGCGGGAACGGAATGCGCTGCATCCCGCCCTTTGGTTTGAGCGCCTGCTGTAGTGCCTGGAGCGTCGCGCTATCGGACATCAGACAGGCAGCCAGACCCAGGTGGGTGCCGGGAAGCCGGTGCTCGTGTCATAGGCCACACCGACCGTTGCCTGGGCGGGCACGAACGCACTGCCGCCCTTCGGTTCGGCGCCAAGAGGGCTGAACAGGATACCCGTGGGGCGCCCATTCACGCCGATCGTGACGCCGTCGCCGCCATACACATACACCATCACGTCGAAGCCCGTCGTGTTCTGGATGTAGGTCGTGCTCGGAGGAATGGGCGGCGTCGTGAGCGGGAGCGACCATGTGGAGGCGCCGACATTGTCTTTTATCAGGTTCGTTCCGGTTCCCGATCCGCTCAGATCGCCCACGATGGTGTTGACGTTGTTTTGTACGGTGTTGTTGGTGAATTGCACGTTGACGCACCCACCGGAACCCCCGGACGGAGGCACCATGCCGAATGCCGTCGTGAAATTGGTCAGCATGTTGCCGGTGATCAGCGCCGTGTTGGTCTTCGAGATCTGGATGCCGTAACCGCCCTGGTCGAGATACTGGTCACAATTGTTGTTCTTGATCGTAAGCCGCATGCAATTCTCAGCGGTTATGCAATAGGCCCCGCCCTGCGGCGCCGTGAGCAGGCAGTTCGTGATGATATTGTCCACGGATACCGAGCCGTCCGGCGCCAGGATGAGAATGCCGGCACCGGTAAAGAAGTCGATGTCGTGATTATCGATCACGGTGAACGACGGGGTGCTGTTGTGCGTACCGGCGGCGGAACGGATCAGCCCGATCGCGAAATGCGCGCCATACGTCACCCCGCCTCTGATCTTGACGCCCTGGCAGTCGTTTTCCAGCACGATCCCGGCGACCTGGGGCGAGGCGGCCAGGGGACGATCCAACCGCTCTCCGACAAAGTTCTCGATCAGGCCGCCGATCACGCGATGGAACCGCACGCAGGGCGACGTGGCGCCGATGCCGTCGCCCCCTGGCACCTCTTCCTCCGTCGTGTGAACCCGGCAGTCGCGCAGGATCGGGTAAAACACATAGTTGTCCTCGTCGCTGCTGATCGCCTCGAAACCTCCCGCTTTGTGGGCCAACGCCGTATTTGGGACGGACACGCAATTCTCGACGAGGATGAAATAACCCCGGTCGATATGCACGGCGATGCTTTCGCAACCAACGAACTGAATGTTGGATATCGTGACATCAGTGAACAGCACGACCGCGATACCCTGAACACCCGATACCCCGCTTTTGATCGTGAGGTCGGATATCAGGATGTTGCCAAGCGTCTTCGCGACGGCGGAACAGAATATCGTGTAGGCGCCGCTTTGCGCTTGTGACAGCGTGGTGATACCGGCGCCGTCGCCTCGGATCGTGTGCCCGGCTCTCGGCCAGATCGTCCCCACGATCCTGTAAGTGGCGACGGTGCCATTCGGACCGCCCGGAAACACGACGGCGAGCGAGGCGTCCAGGGCACGCTGGCAGGCGTCCGTGTCGTCGGCGGAACCGTCGCCCTTGGCGCCGAATTGCCGCACCGAGACCGGCGCGCCGTAGGTCTGGAGGTGATAGGTTCCGGCCGCCGACACGATGACCGAGCCGCCATTGTCCGCGCCAGTGGGGCCGATGGTGTAATAGCCGCCACCACCATCGCCGCTGGCGTAGTAGCCCTGAACGAAAACAGCCGGAAAGCCGGTGGCCAGGGAGCGCAACGCGGCGATCGTCGCGATCATGAAGCTCTTCGTCACGTAGTCGCGCATCGCCTGCGCGCTGAACCGCCCCGACCCGGCACGCTCGCCGACGACCGACGACGTGTCGCTCATGATCCCCAGGTCAGGCATGTCGAAGATGCGGATGCCGGGGAACGTGCCTGTCGTGACGCTCATGTGGTTCCCCTTATTCCGCCGCTGGTTGCTCGTCGCGCGGCACCAGAGAAAGTCGTTGCTGCTGGATACATTGGTTTTGGATCTCGCTGATGAGAGGCGCGCTGACACGGTAGGGCGCGTCGGACAGGATATGCATGATCGCCTCCCACTGCTGGGCCTGAAGCGTCACCGGGATTTTGTCGGTTGGCGTCATGCGCTGGTGCTGTCCGTGATCATGCCATAATTTTTCAGCGCCAGGATCAGCGAGGCGAGAGCCGCGTTGCTCCCCTTCGCCCCGCTCACGACCGGTTTGCTCGCCACGGCGGACGCGGCGGTGCCCCACAATCCGATGCTACCGGCCGCCGCCACACCAGCGGAGCTTGCCGTCAGGTAAGCGGCCCCAACCACGCCGGAACCGTTCGTCGCCGCGAATGCGATGCCGCCCGACCCGGTGATCATGTCGATCTCACCGAAAGTTGATTGATTGCGCCCGATCGTCAAACCGACATTGCTGAACCCCGTGCTGACGCCCGCGAGATTGCCGTTCGGCCCTGCCCCGATAAGAACCCGGCCATTGATCTGGAACGATCCGTCATTGTTCCACGCGGTGACGACGCCGGATGGCGTCTGATAGATCAGCGTCGCGAGGAAGTTGGAGTAGACCAGCACCCGTTGGTTCTTACCCGCCGCCGTGCCGTTGCCGGTAAAATCGATCCCCATGTCCGAGCGCAACCTTAACCCCGCGCCCGTGGCCGGGTCAGCCAATGACCCCTTGGAAAAGTCGATCCCGGCGTTACCGATCACCGCGTCGGAACCAAACAGGGTGTTGATCGTCGGCCCACCGACATAAATACCTGTGCCCATCGTCATCGCATTGGCGACGCCGGTTTTCCACGTGATGGTGCCGTCCACGATGTTGCCGCTGGTGGGCCACGTCGGTAAGGACGATCCGGTCGTGCCCGCGTTCTGCGCTATATAACACGTCGCCACGCCGCCCGATGGCGTGCCCAGGACGATTGTTCCGGTAGCGAAAGCGTGATTGGCGGACCATGCGTTCGTCGGATTGTTCTTGGCCGCGATGAACAGCCCGGCGCGGTTGGCCAGTGTACAGTCGTAGTATGACTGAGGACTGTCAGGACCATTGGCCAGAATATCGACTTCAGCGCCGATGGTGGCGAAGGCGCCGGGAGCGAGGCCGGTATTGTCCTGCGACTGCGTGGCGAGCGCCCAGGTGGAATTTTGCCCGGTTTTGGTCACGGTGAACGCGCCAGCCACATCCTGGCTGGTAAAAGCGTTATTGCCCTGACTGAGAAGATTGGCCTGTAGGGCCACGGTCGATCCGTTGCTCCCCGCTCGGGACGTGGCCTGTGTGTAGAATGCCGGCATGGCCGCGTAGCCGCCCCACGCCTCCACGGTGAAGCCAGACGACAGGTTCTCCAGAAACACGCGAACCCCGCTGTAGAGCGGCGCGCCAGTGGTGACCTTGCGTTGAAAATTGATGGTGGAACCAAGGAAATCGAGCGTTGGCAGATTTTCCAGGGTCGCCGCCGAAGCACCTGTCGCGGCCGAGGTCATGTACCCGGTCATGTGCCCGCCCGCGAGCGGCAACACGCCTGACCACGAGCCGGTGGAACCGCGCCGGCCGTAGGTCGTGCCGTCCGTTGGCGCCTCGGGTAATATGCCATCGGCTCCTGGATCGCCCTTCGGACCAGGCGAGCCAGGCGGGCCAGCATCGCCCTTAGGCCCCTGTGGTCCGGCTGGGCCGGGGATGGCGCCAGGAATGCTGGCATTCGTATAATCTCGCAGCGCCACCGCCGAGATACGCCCCGATCCGGTTTTTTCGCTGACGAATGAGGTCGCGTCGGTCACCGCGCCCAGGTCGGGCATGTCAGAGATGCGGACACCGGGGAAACTCATGCTCTCATCCCAATCGTGCGATGGTGGTCAGCAGGCCCGTTGTCGGGGACGTCATGGTGGTAATGCCGTCCACGGTTATACCGCCCAGCGTCGTCGTGGTGGCGACCGGGAGCGCGGCGGTAGCCACGGTACCGGGCGCCGACGAGGGCGAGCCCGTGAGGAAGATGGCCTCGGCGTTCGGATCGGTCAGCACCGCCGGGTTCGGATCGGTCAGCAGGATCAGCGGGTCGATCGCGCGCGAGAGCATCGGACGGATGTGCAACCGGCCTTCGGCGAGCAACTCGGCCTCGCCGCCGCCATCGGTGTCAAAGAAGATGACCCAGCGGCAACGGCGCGGCCAACCGCTCATCGTGCCGGCCGGGACTTTGATGGCGAACGTGCCGGTGGTCATGTCGTCAAGCGTGGCGAAACCGGTCCATAGCGCCGGTCCGGCGCCGTGCCAGCCGCCCCAACCATAATCCCAGTCGCACCCCCAACCGCCGAAGTTCGGACCGTGGCACCCTCTGCTGTCCGGCCAAACGAACATCGAGACCGCCGGACCACCGATGCCGCCGGACAACTCGATCGGCAACGCATCGGGGCTGTCGCGATCGACGATTGAAACAAGCAGCGTCACGCTATCGGTACTGCCCAGGACCAGATCGCGCGTCGGCACGCGCACGGGGGAGATGCGGTCGAGCGGCAGCGAGAGGGCGAAGGTGGTCATCGCTCACCGCATCCCCGGCAGGAAGATGAACAGTCCCAGCAGCAGCACCGCGACGAACGCGAAGAAGACATTGCTCGACGCGAACGGCGCCATCGGCGGCAGCGGCAGGATCGTGAGCAGCCACAAGAACATGACGACCACGAAAAGGATTTCAATGATCATGCGACCCTCACCATGCGAACACTGCCGTTGCGATATTCACCGCCAACGATGACTCCCGCGCTCGCCGCCGCCGCGTCGCTCGCCGCGTTGACCGCCGGCACGCCTGGAACATTCGCGGCGCCGAGATTGTTGGCGATGACGTGGCCGGTTCCAGGGCCGGGAAAGTAGACCCCGCCCAGCGTGTTGCCAGTGAAATCGTTGTCCGTGATGATCACGTTATTATTAGTGGGCACCTCGTAAATATAGACGCCCCACTGCTGAACATGCGTGGCCCGCGTATCGGCGAAACGATTGCCGGTGATGATGATGTTGTTAAGTGGCCCAAACAGGGACAGGCCGCTGAGCGTCCACGGAGGACCGGCGGCGCCGTTTGAACCACTGTTCAGCACCATGTTGCCGCCGATCAGCATGCCGCCACTGTCGGTGATCGTTATTCCCTGCGTCTTCTGACCGACAACGGCATTGCCAATAACGGAAATGTCGGTCCCGTTCAATTCCAGACCGGACGAAATACTGCCTCCGCCGGGTCCGATGTAATTACCAATCACCGACCCGCCCGCCATGGACGCCAGATTATACTGCGCGATCTGGCCGCCGCCGACAGTCGCCGGCTCGGCATAGCACTGGCATCCCTCGACATGATTTCCAACGACGCGCGTTCCGGGACCGTTAAACCCAATGCCATCAATCCCCGTGCCACTGACATGGTTGTTGATGATAAACGTAGCGACGCCACCGATTGCCCAAATACCGTAGCCGCCCTGCGCCCCCCAGCGCCGATGTGGGCAACAACAGAACAGCCAGTATCAAAACGCGGATCATGGCACCGCTCCAGGTTGTGGTGATGTCATCCCAGTCACGCCTTCCTGATCATCATCACGCTACCGTTAAGATATGCGTGACCAAGCGCCACGCCAGCGGCGGCGGCGGCGGCATCGTCGACGGCGTTCGGCCTGCTCGCCATGTAAGCGTCGGTGAGGACGGTCCCCTCGTCCACGCCGTCCACGCTGACCGACAGGGCCGCCCCGCCCGGACCGCCCCATGCCATGGTGAGTTGATGCGCGTTCGTGCTGCGGACCAGCGCGCCCTGGGTCGTGCCATCCAGGATAACGGTGACCGTCTGGCCACCCCACTCCAGTTCGATGGTATGGCTGCCGCTGAAAACCAGCGAGCCTTCAGCCGTGCCATCGACATGGATGGTCGGCCCCAGGCCGTTCCAGTCCAACGCTACGGCGTGCCCCGCGTTATAGCTGACGCCTTGCCCGATCACATTCCACGCGTTGGGTGGTCCGCCAAGACCAGGCCCGACGATGACCGTGTCGCTCGCCGCGACCAGGGTGATGGGAGGGCCACCCAATATGCCAAACAGGTTATTGATGATCGCGGTACGCGCCCCCGCGTTCCCCAATATCGCGGTGCTCATCGTGTGCGTGACCTGGTCATCATAGAAGTGATTCGCCTCGACCAGGACATCGTTGGCGGTCTGGATATAAACCCCACCGCCGTTCGCGCCTCCCTGCCCCTCATTCCAGATGGTATTGCCGGTGATGTTCACATGCGACGAGGCAACGCCGACGAAGACGCCCCATACGGAGTTGGTACCGCTCCCGGAGCCGGACAAATCGTTGCCACTGATGGTGACGCCGCTGCCGTGCGACAGCCAGATGTCGGCGTAGACCGGATTGCCGAAATTGGCGTTCGCATAACAGCGATTGCCGGTGATCACGATGCCGGTGTGTGTCGGATCTCCGGCCACCTGGGTGACGACGGAGATGCCGCCTGGACTGTTGTGGTGTATGACGTTGTTGGCGATGACGATGTTCGAGCATACGGCCGGCTGCGGACCATCGGCGTAGATGCCGATACCACTGGCCCGCGCGTTGGTGACGATGCAATTCGTGATGCCGCTGTTGGTTATCCCACCGTAAAACGTCCAGCCGCCGTCGTTGGAGGGGCCGTTGATGTAAGAGTTGGTGATCCAGCAATTATCGCAACCGGCTCCAAATTCATTGGAGTTGACTCCCCCGATCAGGCTCACCCCGTCCAGCCTTACGTTGCTGGACGCCGTGATGTTGACGTTCCAGTTGAAGGCGTTCTTGAAGGTCAGCCCCGCGATCCGCGCGTTATGCGCGTTATCACCGCCAAGCGTGCCGCAACCATTGACGGATTGCGCGCCGCCATTGCCATCGAGCGTACCATGGCCCCGGATGGTGACATTATTGGCATTATCGAAAGCGAGGAGGGCGTGAGACGCGCCGGGACGCAACAACAAAGTCCCGTGGATCAGCACCTCCGCGTTCGAGGACACGCGCAGCGGGTTGGTCATGTAAGGCAACCCGGTATTCGGAATGAACACCACGGCCTTGCCCGCGTAAGTGTCCAGCACGTTCTGAATCGCAGCGGTATCGTTGGTCGCGCCGTCACCCTTGGCGCCATGATCCAGCACGTTGATCAGACCAAGACCCCCCGAGGCGCCGGATGTGCCGGGATCGCCCTTTGGGCCTTGCGGGCCGGTATCGCCCTTGGGTCCGGGTGGGCCGGGGATGGGCTCACCGCCTCCGGTCGCATAGTCGCTGTACGCCAACTTATACGCCATGACACATCCTAAAAATATTCGGCCACGACCCGCTCGCCGCTCGTCGGCAAAGCGGTGACGGTGAACAGCGTCCGCATGGCCTGCACCACATCGGCGGGCTTCTGCTCGGCCGGCGGAAACTTCGGCGCCAGATTGTAGGCCGCAAGCATCTCGTAGGCCGGCGCCGCCATCTCCGGGATGTCCATGCTCGTCCACCGCGCGATGCCCTTGGCCACGAGGTCGGTATGCACGGCCATGACCGCCTCGACCGCGAGGTCGTGCGAGGAGATGCCCATGGCGCCCCGCCGCACGCGCCCCTCGAACAGCGCCACGGTCGCCGGATCGACGGCCTTGCCGAAGCTCGACGCCGCCTGCGCCGCCGTCAGCTTGACGTATTCCTCGACGAACGCACGCGGGATGGCTGAGCTGTCCCACCAGACCAGGCGCTGCGCGTCGAGGGCCGCGTGAACGCTCAGCAGCTTGTCGAGCGCCAGCGTTTGGTCGGACGCGATCGGCGGCTCGTCCGAGGCGATTACGCCCAGTTCCACGAGCGCCATCGTCGCGATGGTGGAGGCCGGCACCCGCTCGTTGAATTGCGGACTATCATCGATCGGCACCACGGTGACGTTGAGCCGCCGCAACGTCCTTTCAGCAATCGTTGAGACGGAGACCGTCATTGCCTCTACTTCTTCGACCGCGACTGTCCGCCCGCCGCCGGATCAGTGATCACCAGATCCACCGAGGGCGGTGCTGCCGTCGAGCCGTGCGCGTTGGTGGCCGTGACGATGCAACTGGCCGCCTTGCCCGCGTCCGCCGCCGTCACGGTATGCGTGGCCACGTCCGTACCAACCACGGCTCCGTCCACCTTCCACTGGTAGCCATACGACGTCGGCTCGCCCTCCCAGTTCCCCATCGTGCAGTTGAGCGTGTCGCCCGCCTGGGTGACGTGCGGCACGTCGCGGTTGACCGGCGCGCTGGCGGTGCCGTTGCTGCCTCCAGGAGGCGCGGGGACGGTGCCAGGATCGCCCGTGATAATGCCCGCCGCGAGGCTGGAGATGCGCGTGGCGCGGCCCACGGGCGCCCCGGCGGCCCTTACAGCCCCCGCTGGGTCTGGCGCCGTGGGCGGCCCCGAGGGGGCGTTGGGATCGAGGCCGAGCGCCACGTAGTGCGCATCCCTGGCGGCGGTGTTCTCTTCCATCGTCGCACCCGCGCCACCACGCGCGCCAAGCGAGCCGGAGCCGATCCCAA